AGATAACTAGACATTTGCATTAGCCTTTTCCATAGTCTGCCATGCTGAAATCTTAATCTTAGCTGCTTCAATTAGGAATCGGAGCTTCTCATCTTCATAGATGGCCTCTTTCATAGCTTCTAAATGTGTAATATATTCAACATTTTTATAAGCCTCTCGTTCTTGAGCATTGACCGCCATATCAAGGTTCTCTGACATGAGTTGAGCCTTAAGGGATTTGCGGTATTCCTCCATATATACCCTATTAGAACGGTTTACGGCTGCAGCTTCAGCAGAATCACGCAAAAAGTCTAGAGCTTTCTCAATATCACGCTGACTTATCATTGTTTGCCTCATAATTTGCATTGGCAATCTCTACATATTTCTTAAAATCCCCATACCAAGTCTTTTTACCTGTGTGTGACACGTTAATCTCAGGGTGAACGTACACTTTTTCACCTAAATCACGCCACTTTTGACAGAATGCTACGTCTTCACCAAGTAATTGACCATCTACTACCTTGGTCTCAAATACATGACGATATTCTTTACCGTGGTCGGTGTATTTTTCTGACGCATCCCACATCATCTTGATTGCACGTTTAGAGATACGCATAAAGCCAGTTCCCACGGCACGAGCATCAATCAAACCATAGTAAAAGTCATATTTCTTATCAAAGGTCTTGACGTTATAGTGAGATAAATCATTCTTACTGACTACTGCCCCACCAATGACATCCACAGTCGGAGAAATGAGATTGCCAAAGTCTTTCTGCTCCCATCCCTGGTCAGCATCAATAAAGATAAGGTCATCTACTTCTGCTTCGTAAGCCATACGGAATAGCTCATCTCGTGCCTTTTGAATCAATGAGCATCCCACAATAGTTTTGAGGGTCATTTCAATTTCATTGAGAATACATAACTCCATAGTCTTGAATATGGAAGTCATAAAGTCTAGTTCTAGTTTTCCGTCATAGCACGGAGTACCAATCATTATTCTACGGGGTTTATTGTCCATACCATTCCTTAAAGTATTCTGGTCTATTCTGTTTAATCCAATCTTTTGGGCCATCTATTAGCTTTTTAAAGTCTCTGCCAATAGACTGTGAGCCTACATGATGCACATAAGACCTTGAAATAAAGTTCAAATAACCTGCTTTAATGAGGTCTTTACACATCACATCGTCAGAGAACCAATTTATCGGTGGAAACTTAGCTTGTGCAAATGTTTCTTTATTGATGTAAGCAAATAGCGGTGAGACTATTGGTGATTGAAGAATATTCTGTTCAGGTTGATGAGCTATGCTTTGGTGTGGCCTAACCCAATCGGAACGTGCAGCAACAAACCCCAAATTACGTGGGTGTCGGTTTTTGAGAAAAGTTACATCCTCTACCAATAAGTTATAAGAGTCAGGGTTTACCACTATATCGTCATTAGCAATAATGATTTCGTCGTATTCTCTAAATGCCAACTCCATGACTGCGTTATAGTCATCCCCAAAGTTACCCATAAACCCTTCAAATATCATTAAATTGACATCTGGGTTATAGATTCTGACGGAAGTTTGCATCACCGATAAGCTACGAGAGCCTACGGTACACACAACAATAGGTATCATAATTATTGCGTGACGATAGGGCTAGGCTTAGGCTCTGCTGGCTTTAACCATTCTTCTCGTTGGCGTAAGAATTCTTTAGCAAAGGCAAATCCAATAGCAGTCATCTGTTCCATTGGTTTTTCTAATTGCTTGCCAAGGTCACTTGATACCATAGCTTCAATAACGGCTAGGGCTACCATGTCTGACATCATGGCTGCTTCCATAGGGAAGTCTTTAATAGCATCGGTTTGTTTCTCGCTCATTTCTTTTTCCTTTTTTCTAACTTACGTTCATCAATACACGGAACTACATACTTACTAGTGTCAGGCTTCTTACCAATACGGTAATCACCTTCTTCTGCATACAATACTTTAATCTTCGGGAAGACCGTCCTGAATGAATCCACTACTTTTGCCGTTTCGGGCATTAACATTCGGTTTTTTGTCTTGCTGTCCAAAGCGAATCCTTAAAATTCTTGCTACCTCTGGGCCACTTAACGTGGATTTGTAATAGGATGTTTCAAAAATAATTGCGACATCTTCCACATCAATGTATGTTGGCATTTTTACTAATCCTTAACTTGTTCATTTCTACTGTTGGTTGATAATTCATCATACTTCTAGCTATGGTAAACACTTCTAACTTACTCATTGGCGGTTCACACCGTTGTACATTTTCCTCTTGCAAACAGGCTTGAATTGCTTTAAACGAAACTCCCCTACTTCTTAATGCCCCACCTATACTACACAGATACGAACTTCGCAATCCTTCCATGATTTTTTCGGAGGCGAATTCAAGCTCTTTATTTTTGTTAAGTAATTGTAATACCCAAGCTGGAGCTTTGACAATCGGACACTCTGAAGGGTCGCTGCTTGCTTCCCATTCATAAGTTCCCATAAGTCCTTTTGAAGGTGCGGCAACGATGTATCCACCATCACCACGAGTATCAATACCCCTGCCCAACTTACCAGCAGTAGTCCTAAACCCTTGCTCATACTGAAAAATGATGTGACGACCTGAAGACTGCGTAATTGCTTCAACTGTGTCAGGAATCTTGCCGTATTTATTTGTAAGCTCATCTAATGAATCTCCCCCTCCGTGTTTTGGGTCAATGTCAATGACACCGATACCCGAAATTGCCCCTGTTGCAATACCAATGTTGGCTTTTGGCCAGTGTTTAAACCATGTGTTAATTGTATCTAAATCTGTACTAGCAGCTTTTAATCCATTCATTGTCTGTGGATGTTTTCCTGCGCTAGTGCATCCTACCTTACCACAAGTACATTTACCATCAATGACAGAATGTAAAGGTAATACGTGCCATCCTCGTTCTGCATACTCTACTGCGTGGTCTACTGCTTTCATGCGTTCATGCCTTCATGCGTTAATGCGTTCATGCCCGTTTAGCTCCGTGTCTAAATGCAATCATGCGTGATTTAATATAGTTAAGTGTGTCTAGTGAGGGTATACGTGGAACGTCATTGAGTCCCTTAGGCCATACTCCACATTTATTACGATACATCTGCGCTGCAAAGCCTCTTTTATACCCTTTTTCTACTTCAACATAGAGAAGCTCGGAATAGAGGTTTTGCTTGTCTTCCATTGTGACTTTCTTCCTGGTAACCTCCAGTAAGTCCCCCTCCTGGACATCAATACCCGCATCTTTCTTTTTCGGAACAAATCCGCAACATGGACACGAATACTCGTGCTTTTTCCTGACAAAAGCGCATGACGGGCAGATGCGCCCTTTCTCTTCCTGTACCTTCGTAGTTCTTTCCACCTTCTTTTTAGTCCCATCATCTAATTCCTGTGGTAGTTCATCGGTTACAAAACCATGTGCTTGGGTGTTTCCTGCATGGTCTAAAATGATTGCATCTTCTTTACTAGAGTGTGTACGTAACACACGCCCTGCTTGTTGTATATACAGCATGAGGGACTTGGTTGGTCGTGCCATAATAAGGCATGAAGTCTCAGGATAATCAAAACCCTTGTCTAGAATGCCTACGTTAAATAATACTTTGATATATCCCTCTTTAAAACTTTTGACCGTCTCTTCACGTTCTTTCTTTGGCATATATGCGTCAATATGGGCTGCACGGATACCACGGTCTTTAAATTGCTCGCATAATGCTTGACTATGCAAGACATTGACAGCGAAGCCAATTGTTGGGCGGTTCTCTCCTCGCTTTATCCAAGTATCTACAATGTCTGCGACGAGTTTTGGTTTATTGACACGGGCGAAAAGCTCTTTTTCGTCATAATCGCCCCCTATCATCCTGATTTTGGTAAGGTCTGGCTTACTTGGAGCAAAGACTTTAACGGGGACGAGGTAACCTTCGTCTGTCAGTTTGGATGTAGTGGCACCTATCACTAGGTTGCTATACATTTTTCCCAGTCCTTTGGTAAAAGGAGTTGCTGACAGGCCAATAAATACGGTATTTGGCATGGCTTCCATCATCTTACGGTGGACGTTATAGGCTACGTGGCACTCGTCAATAATGACTAAATCTGCAGGAGGAGTAGCTCTACGAGTCAGTGTTTGAGGACTACATACTTGATTAATAGAATGAGGCTTATAACGAGGGTTATCCGCCATAATAATTCCGTGGTCAATACCTTCATAATCTAGCCTTTTACTGGTTTGTTCAACAAGTTCAATGCGGTCAGCAAGGAATAAACACTTCTTACCTTTTTCATTTGCTTTCCTAATCATTTCAGATGCAATTGTAGTTTTGCCACCACCTGTCGCAAGTTGTAGAACTATGCGCTTGTGTCCACGGAGAATAGCTTTTCTAAGGTCGTTGATGGAATCGACCTGGTACTGCCTTAAATTGTTCTTCATAAACTCTATTATCTCACTACTAAAAAAGAGTACTAGTAGGGACTTTCCCTATGTAAGAAAAAGTTTCCCGAACGGGAAGAATTGATAAAAAAGTGTGCAAAAGTAGAAAAATATTCCCGAACGGGGCATTTTGTAGAATTTAGTAAATGACTCATTAATAAGGCTTTAAGTTATTTAAGGACTCTTTAATAAGTCTTTAACTTTACAATTCTGTCTCCATAACTTTACAATCCGTCGGAATAACTTTACAAATACCGACAATATGTATATTTTTTGCTGATTTTTATACATATAAATATCCATGTATATACAAAATATATACCTTTAGGTATCAAATAAGAATCATTCTCATGTAAATTTCATGCAAAAAATGGTCTTTTTGATTATTTAATACTAAGGTAAGTTCCCGTTGACTTTGGTGAAGATGAACTCAGCCTACCCCATTACTGAGGTGGCCTTCATCTAATTTGACTTATGGAGCCAGATAGAACCCGTCAGTCTTGCGAGGAATCGGCACTAACTTCGCCACCGATATTGCGTTGTTACATCCTCTTACCCTGCTAGTAACGCTTGTATCTAGGTTGCTACGATGTCGTTAGAGCCGCCAACCTAAACCGCAGAAAACAAAACCCCTTGGGGTTACATTAAGGTGACTTGTTTAATAAATGGCTCTAATTCATTTACTAAACACTCAATGCAACCCGAAGGGGTCTGGTTTAGAGCAATTGTACTAAGCAGAAGTCACCCTGCCAATACAGAATACCACACTTTTTAAATTATTCCAACTGGGTGAAGAAAGATTTATACGGAACCCCATACTTCTTGTGTAAAAGAATCTTATATTCATCTGGAATGGCCTTTACCTTGTTCCAATGAAATATTCGTTGTTGGCTAACTCCCAAGGCTTTTGCCGAAGCATTTAACGAACCGTGTTTTTTTACAACATAAATAAGTGGTAAATAAAACCTATCTGTAGTACCCGTTTCCACATTTTCTCCTATATCTAGTATTAGGGAATATACCACAAAATATATTTGCACAAGTAATATTTGTAGTGATATAGTTTAATCTCACTAACACAAAGGGAGAAGTGACATGGGATATGACAGTTGGTTGCAAAGCGGTGCTTATGACAATGAAGATGAAGAAATCTACATTGAGAACAGAGTTCCTGAGTTGATGGAAGAAGAGGACTATGACCCTTCAGATGTATCACACATGGCAGAGGCTATCTCTGAGGCTTCAGAAGATGACCAAGCTACCATCCGTGACTACATTGAACAAAAGGATTGGGCTAAGTTGGGATTGAAGTTGTACGTAATGTCGTACGACTACATGGAGAAGTTTGCTGAATCTGCAGCACAACGTGAAGTGGAGCAAGGACTATGAGAATACCGCCTGTAATGCCCGTTATTCCGCTTGTGCCAACTCACAACAAACAACCACCAAAGGATAGAAAATGAAACAACTATTATTATTAAGCATTACTTTAGTCGGATTGACTATGTGCCACTATGCACCTGCTCAAACCACTCAAATCATTACGCCAGACGGTAAAATGGTTACTTGCATTCAAAACGGACAGCTAATTACCTGCTTTTAATATGACAACCTTTACATTTGAAGACTACACACCATTTGAACCACCTAGAAAGGCATTAACAGATGAAGAAATCGACGTTATCGGATTTAATCTTAACTATCCGTTCTCTATTCGAAAAATTGCTAGGGCCATCGAAGTCGCCCACGGAATTGTCCAGGAGAGCAGTATCCAAACCAAGGAGAGCACCAGTGAAAACAGTTAAAGTACCTGCAGTAAAAAAGACTAGCGGTAAAGTAGTCAAGGCTAAATCTAAACAACAGTCACATGATGATTTAAAGACTGAGGGTCAACGTGGATTTATTCTGTCAGACGGAACATTTGCAGGGCGTGAAGAGGCTGCAACAGTAGCCAAGAAGGCCAAGCAAGTTCCTAAGACTGTAAAGAAATTACACTTTGAAGACTTGCGGAAGAAAAAGAAATGAAATTTAACAATGTTGAAGGACTGCTTATTGTAATCCTCTGCATTACATCAGTTGTGGACACAGTGGTTAATATCTTAACTTACATTAAAGGGTGATATGGGTGAGGTTATAGACTTTCCAGACGGCACAGTAGGAGATGTACCAGTAGATGGTGTTCTTGATGGTGCCAAGCTATTGCAGATGGTTTGCATCATGGGTTACGACAAAGATGGTAATGAATACTTTGCTAGTAGCTCTGGGGACATTAAAGAGATTAATTGGTTGTTAGATAGGTATAAAAACTTTTTACAGGGGATTGCAGATGACGGGGAATAAATGGGACGCTTTACAAGAGTTCAAAAATTGGTGGATGAATAATGGTTGCCCCATAGTTCCTCCATTTGAAAGTCCTATTCACTGTACTGATATTGCCTATGCCTTGTGTATATACAGGTCAGGAAGATTCCAAGTAGAGCTATATGTTGTCAAGCCCAATACAGAGACTACAAAGCATAGTCACCCTAATATTGAGTCTATCTCTATGTACCTTACTGGCAATATGTCATTTGCTAAAGAAAATGGTGATTACCTTGATTTAAGTGCATTACAGAAAGAAGCAGAGAATGGTACTCATGTTCTTTTAGGCACCGTTGCAGAATCAAACGATGGTCAAGTTCATTCACTTAAAGTAGGCCCTGAAGGTGGTGCTTTCTTAATATTTGAATTTTGGAAAGATAGAGACCCTGTATCAGTAACTGTACATTGGGAAGGTGATTTGGTGGGAGACCAACACGCACAAACGAAAGGTAGTTATGTGGTCAACAGTTGAGGAGTTTAGAGATTGGTACATGGGTAATGGTATGCCAATCAGACCACCATTTAAAAATCCAGTATTTGTTACTGACAATGCAATGTCATTGTGTTTGTTTCGTGAGGGAAGGTTTCAGGTTGAGTTGTATCTAAATGAACCATTTGCCACCTCTCCTCCACATACTCACCCAGGTGTCGAGTCTGCATTTGTCTATCTAGCAGGAAATATTCAATTTAATCTTGAAGGTAGGGATAACCCTGACGCACAACAATGGCAAAAACCATCACCTGAAGGCTATCATATGTTGTTTGGCAAAACTGTTAGCTCTCCAGATGGAATTCCACATTGGTTAAAGATTGGGCCTGAAGGGGGAGCATTCCTATCTTTTGAATATTGGAAAGACCAAGACCCAGTATCGGTTACGGTAAACTGGAATGGGGATTCAGTAGGAAAAGAGCACGATAAGATTTTAAACAAGGGGGATAAAGTGAGCAAGATACAAGATGCCTATGAAGATTGGGCGGAAGAGTGGAAACCAGTAAACAAAATGCAACACCATCCAAGCAGCTATGAAGGATTTGAAGCTGGATGGATGGCTGCTATTGAGGTGATGTTAGAACGCCTAGAACTGGCTAAAACATGAATTTAAAAGATATGCAAACTGACCTAGAAATGGTTGCTGTTCAAGAGTTTAGATTTGACTACCATCCGTTTTATTCTTATCCAGTAATTTATACAAAGCATGGTTGGAAAAACGCAAAAACTGGTGAAATAACTTGGGAAAAAGTTAATATCGAACCATTGGGAAGGGCGCAAAACAAATGATTGAAACTCTAGTCAAGCCTGTCCCATTAGATAACGATATTGCCGTAATGAAGATATTGCATTTGATGGGGCAGTTAAGCCCTAAGGACATTAAACACGTTTTGACTATTGGTATGAGTGTATACAAGGTGGTAAGCAAGGAGGAGCCTGTTGATTCCAGCTATGCGTAACGCACAGGCTACCCATGTAGACTTTGGATTCTTACGAGGGTTTATACCTAGTAACCCTAAATTCATGCCATCTAACATTGATATGGTTCTAGAGCGTAGAGGCGTATTTTTGTTTGGGGAGTGGAAGCGTGAAGATGAAGAAATTAGCCAAGGACAAAAGATATTACTGACCAATCTAGCTTGGCACCATACGGTTATAATTATTACGGGATACGTAGACGACAAGCCTCACATTGGGTTAATTCAAAAGATGACCCCAACTGGTAAGTTAACTGTAGTGGGACAAGGTGAAGAGGACTTAATTAACTTTTTACGTGGCTGGTATGTAGAAGTAGAACGAGGTATTTTGTAAATTTAGGAGAAGTGATGATTGATTATTCTGAAATGAAAATGAACATTCAGAAATTAAACGAGCAAATTTATAGTTATATGAATGCTCGTAATGTAGTAGCAGCACAAGAAGTAGCAGAGAAGTTAGAAATGTCAGCAAGTATGTTAAAAAAATACATTGACTGGATTGCAACACACAAGTAAAATTTGTAAGGGAGGTGGGAAAATGTCACAACAAGAACACTATGAAACAGTCATGCGTGAGCAAGAGCAGTTAGAGGCTCGCTTACAGGACTATAAATTTCACAAAGATAAGTTGGAATGGGAATTAATGTCAGTAACAAATGACATAGAAAAGATTGAAACTTTAATAGCGCAATTAGAAAAGGAGTTAGGTAATGTCTCTCACAGTTAATGCAGGTAACGGTGGTGGTGGTGATTTTGAACAGTGTCCAGCAGGTTCATTTGCTGCACGATGCTACCAAATTATTGATTTAGGTCATCAAACCTTTGAATGGAAAGGTGAGGCCAAAGTAGCACCTAAAGTTCGCATCACTTGGGAACTCAATGAGATGATGCAAGATGGTCGTCCATTTTCAATCTCACGTGAGTACACAGCATCCATTGGTGATAAGGCTAACCTACGTAAGGATTTAGAAGCCTGGCGTGGTCGTCCATTTACAGCAACCGAATTACAGAACTTTAGTCTTGAGAATGTATTGGGTGCTCCATGTTTGTTAGGTGTGGTACATAAGCCATCTAAGGACGGTTCTAAAGTTTATGCCAACGTAGGCTCAATCATGGCTTTACCAAAAGGTATGGCTTGCCCTGAGTTGGTTAACCCTGCTGTCAAGTTTGACATCGGCACCTTTGACCAAAAGGTATTTGACGGATTGTCTAGCTATGTTCAAAAGAAGATTCTGATGAGCAAAGAACTAGAAGAGAATGGGATTCCACAGACTCGTCAAGATGAGCCTGTAATTGAATCGGAAGAAGTACCGTTTTAATATCTGGGCGGAATCGGGGATTCTCGAAAGTAGCCCTTGTTCGGACAGTGCAGTAGTAATAAAGAACACGGAGAGGCTACCCCCGTCTGCATAGGTAGCCACTAATTTAGGGGATTTAGGGATGAAACTTACAAACAAATTTAACCTGCCTGACCCAATAGTCAACGCAGTACAAAACCAAGGGTATACCCCAGGTAGTAGTGATATTACGGTTACGCAGCTAATCCAACCGCCTTTGATTCGTCAATTACGGATACAGCACGATAATGACATCGAGGAAGATGCTTCAGACCGTGTTTGGGCGTTGTTTGGGACTGCAGTCCATCACCTGCTTGAAATGGCCTATAAAGGGCGTACAGCACGTGTAGAGGAGCGAGTCTATGCCGAGGTATCAGGATGGAAGTTAGGGGGCGCATTCGACGTTTTAGAGGGTTCTAGCCTATCTGATTACAAGGTGACTTCCGTATACTCTTCAGACGGCAAAATTGAGTGGGAACGCCAGTTAAACGTCTTGAGATGGCTATTGCATAAAAACAACACAGAAGTGACAAAATTGAGCATTACAGCCATTTTTAGGGATTGGAGACCTCGTGAGGCACAGAAAAACCCTGACTATCCTAGAAGACCAATTATGACCCTTCCTGTACGGATGTGGACACTAGATGAGGCAGAGGCTTATGTCAAAGAACGTATTGCATTGCATCAATTAGCCGAGCCACCAATGTGTACAGATGAGGAAAGATGGACTACTCCTGAACAGTGGGCTTTGATGAAGAAGGGTGGCAAACGAGCTATCAAACTATATCCGTCACAAGAGGGTGTTACACTCGGCACAGACCAGTTCTGGGAACATAGACCAGCTACTTACCGACGATGTGAAGATTACTGCTCTGTTGCGAAATGGTGTCCTTTGTGGCAAGATGTAACTTTCTAAGGAGAGTTTATGTTGACGCAAGAATTGGCAAACAAGTATTTTGAATATAAGGATGGCACTTTGTATTGGAAAGAAAAGACAAGCAACAAGAGTAACGTAAAGATTGGTGATGCTTGTGGTCGTCAAAACAAAGATGGATATATTCAAACAACGGTACATCACAAACTATATGGTAATCACAGGATTATATTTTTGATGCACCACGGATACTTGCCAAAAGAGATTGACCATATTGACGGAAACCCATTTAATAACAGGATTGAAAATTTAAGAGAGGCTACGAGGGCCGAAAACCAATACAACAGAAAAGTTGGTAAAAACAACACATCTGGTGTAAAAGGTGTAAATTGGCACAAATATAAACAGAAGTGGACTGCTAAAACTAGCGTAAATGGTAAGAGGCATTACTTGGGATATTTTGACACAATTGAAGACGCTGCAAAAGTAATTCACCAGTTTAGAGAAGACAACCACGGCAATTTTGCTAGGTAGTATGGTCTAACGTAACCTTTTAAGATAAACTAACAAATGACACGGCAAGCACTCATCCCCCACTTCCCCCCGACGGTTCCCCTCCGTCTAGCTTGTCGTGTCACCTATTAGAGATTGATATGACTACCATTGTTGGCGATTGGATTAATAAAAAATTAGTTGCAGACAGTCAGTTTTCAGATGATGATTCTGGTATTAAATACTTTGAAGATAAGATTATTGCAATAGAAGGTGGTTACCTTGGTGTTGCAGGTAGTTGGGTAGATGGGGAAAAGGTTGTTGATTATATAAATAAGAAACAAAAGACGAAACCGAAACTACATACCGATAGTTCTTTCCTAAAATTGACCGATGAAGGTCTTTTTTCTTGTGGAGATGACCTAGAATGGGAACGAGTTAGAACCTTTATGGCTATTGGCAGTGGCTCAATGGCTGCAGAGGTTTGCATGAGAATGGGATTAACTGCAGAAGAAGCTGTCAAATGGGCGTGTAATGTGGACTTAAAAAGCCACGAGCCAGTCAAAACATATAAATTGGGCGAATAACATGGTACAAGCACGATGTAGCGATGAAGATTTTATAGAACTGTGGCGAAAGCATAAATCTGGAACCAAAGTAGCAAAAATATTAGAGATTGATGTCCGAGCGACAATGGGGCGACGAAAGCGAATAGAAAAGAAATACAACATTAAATTAGAAGCAAAAGAATATGGCACTCCTAGATTAACTATTCCTGAGAACAAAGTCCGCACCAATCTTTCTATGGAAAATGGAACGATTGTTGTGGGTTCTGATTGCCACTACTGGCCTGGATATGTCAGTACCGCCCATAGAGCATTTGTACATTTAATTACACGTTTAAAACCACAGGGAATAGTTCTTAACGGTGACATTATGGATAATGCCACGATTAGCCAGCACAATAGGATTGGGTGGGATAAAGCCCCAACTGTGAAGGAAGAATTGGAAGAAGTACAGGCTCGTCTAGGTGATATTGAGAAGGTTAGACCTGCAGGAGCATTTATGCACCGCACCATTGGTAATCACGACCTACGCTTTGATGGCAAATTATCTAATGTATTAGGGCAGTATGAGGGCGTACCTGGTATGGCACTAGCCGACCATTTACCTGGATGGACATACAGTTGGTCATTGATGGTTAACAACACTTGTATGATTAAGCACCGTTGGCATAATGGTCAACATGGTGTATTTAACAACACCCTTAAATCGGGGGTAAGTATGGTTACAGGTCATCTACATTCCTTGAAAGTGACTCCGTGGACTGACTATAATGGTGACAGATATGGCGTTGACACAGGAACAATGTCGGCAATTGGAGGAGACAAGTACATCTACACGGAAGACTCGCCCGTCAATTGGCGTTCAGGATTCGCAGTACTTACATTCCGTGATGGAGAACTTATGCCGCCAGAACTTGTACAAGTCATTAGTGAGGATGATGGATTGGTGTTCTTTCGAGGAGAGGTAATAAAGGTCTAATATGGATATTAAAGTCAAAATCATTAAGGAAAACAAAGATGGTTCAGCCAATGCTCAAGTCGATTTCGATAAAGAAGGGCTTGAAACACTTGTCCAATGGGGGCTTGTTGCTATGCTTACCAAAGCAATTGATGAATACAAGGTTAGACCCGATGAAGATGAAGTCACTCTTGAGCCTGAATTCCCAATCAAGAAAAGGAAAAAGAAATGAGGTACTATCGTGAACCGTAATTGGGATAAATGCTTTGACCTAGTTATTGTCAACGAGGGAGGCTACGTTGATAATCCTGCCGACCCTGGAGGTGCTACTAACTGGGGATGTACTAAAGCTGTATGGGAACAATACATAGGGCATGAAGTTTCAAAAGAAGATATACGCAATCTGACAAAAGAAGACGTTAAGCCACTTTATAAAAGGAACTATTGGGATGCCATACACGGAGATGCTCTTCCTTCGGGACTTGACTATTGCCTTTTTGATTGTGCTATCAATAGTGGTGTTGGCCGTGCAACCAAGTTTATCCAAGAAATTGTGGGTGTTTTTGCTGATGGTGCAATCGGCAATAATACTGTTACTGCTATAAATCAAATGAATACAGTAACAATGATTAATGAGTTTTCGGATAAGCGTCAAGCATTCCTAGAGACACTCAAGACTTTCCCTGTATTTGGCAAAGGTTGGACTAAACGGGTAACTGAAGTTAGAATTAAATCTTTAGAAATGGCGGAATAATATGGCAACTAAACCTGGTTTGTACGCAAACATTCATGCTAAACAAAAACGTATCAAGGCTGGTTCAGGCGAGAAGATGAGAAAGCCTGGAACTAAAGGTGCTCCTACTGCTAAAGCATTCAAAGAGTCCGCTAAGACTGCTAAAAAGTGAGGGGACAGCCTCTCGACTCCCGATTCGTTGATGGTCTAGTTGGAAAGCCACAAAACAACTAGATTAAGCATACCCTCTCGGTGGCTTGACTATTTGATACCCACTTGTTCTCGAATCCACTCTTGAAGTGACTCAAGTTGCTGAGTCGTCATTGCACATTTTTCAACAAATTGTGGGTCGGAGGGCGTTCCATCAACGAAGGGGACGGCTGTGCTGGTGATGGACATTGCACTGCTACTGGCGTTGACGTGCAACCCACCATAGTAAGTATGAATGCGAGCAATACTATTCTTGTAATCATTGGTAATTCTCTCCGTTGTTACTTGTTGTTCCTTGAGGATTTGTTCATTCTTTGCTTCTTGCGCTTTTCCTGCTGCTTCAACACGCTCCTGATATGCCATAAATCGTGAATGCTCAAAGCTATAGCCAAGATACACGCACCCACAAAGTACCAAAGCAACCAATCCAATTTTGACATAATTAATAACCGATAAAGGGAACATTATTGTGGCTCCGCATCTTTTTTCATCATTACAGAAGCACCACCTGCACCAGACACAATGCCTAATGCTTCAGCAAGTTCTCTAAGGCTAACAGTAGTGTGCATTACTTCAAAAGCCGCAATTACGATAACAGCAATAAAACCAAGAAACCAAGTTACTCGACCAATGTCATAAGTTTCATTATCTTTACCAGTTAAAAGGTGTTGGAATATCTGTTTCATTTTTTTGTTGTAATGGTATCTGAACCTTTGGTTATTGTGACTTTATCGCCATCTACAGTAACTGACATTGGGGGTTCTTTATCTGCCAAATGGTCTAGTTTTTCAATTAAATTTTGAATAACGGCAAACTCAGGCTTTTCTTCTTTTTCAGTTGTACCTGATACAGCGTTCATCATATTGATAATAGCCATAATTGCACCACCAGCCATACCAATAACTGCGGCAATTTTAGAAGCGTCTAAAAATATACTAGCGGCAACGCTAATAACAATAATTGCTGTAATGTAAGCCAATCCATGTTGACCAATGGATTTACCAGCTACTTCTTTTGCGGATTCAATTTGTTCGTTCATTTTATTGGAAAGTGTCCTGTACCTGCAGCCCACATTAATAGTGCAACAGCAGCAAAGCCAATGAGTTTGGTAATCCGTTTAACAACAGATTCGCCTACGGAGGTATAAAAATTCTTAATAACTTTTTCGGTAACTCTTTCTACAAGCTCCTCAAGTTGTTCGTCGGTTAATGGTAATTGAGTATTTGACATGATTAGGTAGCTTGGGTTTGTGCAGTTAGTATGCCGTTGGTAAATGTCATGCTTCCGTTGGTGCCGCCAGAAGTTAATTTAGCTGTAGTAATTGTGACAGATAACCCAGTTGGTGTGCCTGTAATTGCTGAATAAGGAATAGTAGTAGAGGCTGTAACTGGCCCTGTGTTATGACCGTATAAATATCCAGTTAATCCTGGAGTTTGAATATTTGATAAATTTGTATTGGCAACGTTACCGCCTGTAATATTGACATTATCATAATTTTGATAAGCCATTGTTCCTAGCTGGTCTAAATTACCATTGGTTTGAGAAAAAATGGTATAAAACCAATCCCTAAATTGTCTAGTATCTAATGCTTGATTGGTTGGAGGAGGGGGAGGAAGCATCTTGATTGGCATTACTCATCCTCTTCCATTTCGTCATAGCACCAATTCTCAGCATATCCATACTTCTGTAAAGCGGGGATTTGATGCTCCATACCCTCACCAATGTCATCCCTTACGTTAATACAGTCAGGAATCTCAATTTTCTTGACGTTTTTATAGGCACGTTCACAGGCTTGTTTAACGGTCTTTCCTACCCCGTTTGCAACGAGTACATAGTCACCTGCCGTCACTAAGCAAGGACGCTCTACAACCCCGTTTTCGTCGTTCTGAGGGGCATTGCCAACCATGACCTCACATAAGGCATAATCTTTTGTTAATTCATCTGGAAGACCATAGATAGGAAATCCTGTATGGTCACGCCCCGTAGTCTTAGACCTAGGGTAATCCCCAATAGGGATAACAATGCCAGTAGCAGTGTCGTAGCTAACTTTGAGAGTATCTTTGCCATCTAATAGGTCACACATCCAATCTACAACAGACCCCTTATGGAGGGCTTGCTGAATGTTAAATAAAGGCCATCCTTTACGCATAGTCCACTCTAATGGGCGTGGCTCACCTTTTTCATCAATAATGAATGCCAAGTCTACATATCCAGTATGTCCGATATAGCATAGGTAGTCTTCAAAGCGTTTGAGGGTGTCATTGAATAGGTTGGACTCGGTGTAATACTTAATGACAGTTCCCTGTTCACCTGTATTACAGCCATAGTTACCTGACATGAGCTTCTTATGCTCAAAGCCTTCTAGGATGTTCTTACCAAATCCATTAGGGCCTATCCAAGCACCTACTCCGAACTCTATTCCTGGGACAAACTCTTGTAGGATGAAATCACGTCGTTTACCAGTTTCTTTCCATCGTTGAAGCATGAAGACCATATCTGCCGCTGATTTAGATACATAAGATAGAGCCTTGTCTGCATCACCACTGGGTTTAGAGACGTATCGTTTGGGATTAGCTTTAACAAAGTCGATAGCACTGTTGTAGTCCTTAAATTCAAATGAAGGAATAACTGATAATCCAGCCTTCTTCATAATGTCTTGACCATAATCACGGTCTAGTTCTAGTTTTGCACCAAGCATATTGGTACCGATAATTGGGTAACCCTCTTCATGGAACTTTTCTAGTTCACGCATTTCAAAAGCGTTATCCGATAATACGATGAGGTCTGCTTGTCTGGCATGGATTTGCCAGTTCTGTACTTGGTCAATCAATCCACGACCAATCTTAGAACGCTCCTGACCGTGTGGACGCACCCATTGTTTTACTTCGTGTCCTTCAGCAAGACAACGAATACCAAAGTCAACCAATGCTCCTGCAGGGTCAAGCAATAATATGCGCATTATTTCATTTTCTTTCTAGTCTTGCCTGAAGGTGGCTTACCTGCTCTAGCTTTAGAAAGAGCAATAGCAACTGCTTGCTTCTGTGGACGACCAGCCTTCACCTCTTTGGAGATGTTAGATGAAATAGTCTTTTGTGATGAACCTGATTTAAGTGGCATATTATTGTCCTTTATATGATTCAACAGTTACTTTACCGCCAGTATACAATGCAAAAGTTCGTAATAATTGTGTTTTCAATCTACGCTCTAATGGCTCTGAATTTCCACCTTCTTTTTGAAGTTTGTCAATTTGCTTAACAATTTTTCTGTATTTATCTAACTCTTTTGGAGTTGCTAAACCAGATGCTTCAAGAAGTTTATCCATTCTTTTAAACTCTGTTTTAATTTCACCAACATTAGTGTTGGCTAATCTTTGTTGAATAGCTTTATCTAAAACAGGTTTAAGGTATGGGTCTTTAGAAATTTGAAGTGCCATTTTCTTGGCTTCTCCAGTTTTTCCGTACTGAGAAATAATATAAGGAATCTTGTCTTTAGCTTCAGCAGTTTTCTCTGCTCTAAATGCTTCACGATATGCTTTTTCAGGAGTGCCTAAATTATTCTTTTCTGCCCATTGAGAAAATGCTTCACGCAAATCTGTTCTGATATTTTTAGCCGTTGCAGCATCAACTGCAGCTTCTCCAGTAGCACCAATTTTTGGTTGCCATTTTCTAATAAGGTCATCTACAGTTTGAGCATATTGTCTTCTTGAAGCAATACTACCCATATCAGTTTCAAGAGCTTGTTTTAAACCTCTTAAATCTGTATTGCTTATTCCGCCAGCATCACGTCCTTTAGCAAGAATTGGCTGTAAATCAGATAAGAACTTTTTGTATTCTGGACTAGAAGAAAATCTATCTTCAGGTCTCATTTTTACAGTTGTTTTATTAACATTAGAATAAAATTCATCACGCAATGCAGTGGATACAGGAACTTCTTTTTTAGTGATTGGGTCTTTAGGTAATTCTTTTGTTATCGTTTCACCAGTAGGCTTTAATGTTGAAGGCTTAATACCAACGCCTGGTACGCTCATATCTGTTCCTGGAACCATTAATTCACGACCAGTTTCAGGAGCCAACACTTCAGTAGGCTTGCCATACCCAAATTTTTGTTTTAATTCTTCTTGAGTTTGTGATTGGAATTTTTTACCAACCTCTCCTTCAACCATTTCTGTTGGTTGACCAAATGCTTGTTTTTGCCTAAACATAGCTTGAGCAGTACGTTGCTCTGGAGTTTGACCTAATGTTCCACCTAATTGTGCAAGTGCAGTAGCACCACGGCCTTGTAATGCGGCAAATGTAGATTTACCAAGTGCTAATACAGATTGAGATAATTTCTGACCAACAATATCACCAGTCAACCCAGAAAGAGCTTGTAATGGTAATGTTACTGCAGGTGGTTGACCAGTTTCTTCTCCATATGCTCCAGTAAGGTATTGCAATGCACTACCAGCGGCACCGCCCATTGCACGAGGAATGGCTGGTACAGCTTCCATACTATAGCCAAGTGCTTTAATATAAGCATTAGGGGCTTTTTGTAATACTTTTGGAAGTCCGTATCCAATTGCAGCACCTACTCCAGTAGATACTCCTAATTCACTGGCACGTTGCCCCATAGGTTTTTGTATTGGAGCAACTGGCTCATACATTTTCCCACCGCTTGCCTCATCCAATTTTTTTGTAAGGTCTGTGGTTAATGCCTGTGGTCTTGTTAATAGAGATTTAATATCAACAATACCACCTTGTTTCAATACTTTTTCAGATACATCACCAATGGCTTTACCAGCCTTTTGCAACATTGATGGCTCTGGAGCCTCTTCCCAATTATCACCAGCAGGAGAGACTGTTACCGAAGCAGATGGAGCATCTTCCCATTGAGCCATTATTATTGTCCTTTTGGTCGTCTAGCAAATTTACCAGTTGCAGGATTAATGCCATATTCATATTTTTCTGGCTCATAAGAACCAAATGCTGTTGTTGCTTGACCTTTAATATCTGGAGCTTTAGATTCAGCAGGTTTTACTTCTTCTGATTTCTTAATGTCCATTCCTTTGATTTCTTCAGGTTTAATACCATACCTAGATTGAAGTTTATCAAGGTCTCCTCTAGCCAATTCTCTATAAACAAATGGAGCAGATTCTGGAGTAAGTCCAGAAGATTTTAATACTTCAGCTTGACGATTCAATTCTGAAATTAATAATCTACCTCCTCCAGATGCTGCTAATGCTCTTTCATTAACAACGTCCAAAACTTTTTTGGCAATTGCTCTTGACCAGTTTATTTCATCTTGGGAAGCATTTTTTGCCTTCATAGACTTTTCAACATCGTTAAGAATCTTGGATTCATTAACAGCACCTTCTTCATCTTTTTCGTAACGAGAAGGTAAATATCTTTCAAATGAATTGATAATTTGCGCTGGAACACCAGTTGATTGTGGGTGCTTTTCAACCAAATCAGCAAGTTCACTTGTTGCTCTAATAGATTGAACAGTTGATGAAACTTTTGGAATCTCTTTACCAGACAACCTTTTAATCCTATCGTCTGGTAAAAATGCTCTTAAACCTTCAACCTGACCTTTAACGTCTGCATATTCTTTACCAACAATAGCACCTAAAATACCAGTCATTTCTTTTTCACGGGCATATTCTCTATTGCGTTGAAATTTTTGGTCTTCTTGTCTACGCAATTCTTCATTTTGTCTATCAATACGAGTTTGGATAGTTTCTGCAGTTTTTTGAGAAGCACGAGGCAATATTTCATCTTTTAAATCAGGAGACCATTTTTCAGGCAACCAAGAAGGTCTATTTTTAAGGCCAGCCCTTTCCATAGCCGCTTTAACTTTTGCATCATATTCTGCTTGGCTTTTAGCTAACGTAGCATTGTATACAAGAGCATCCGTTCCTTCTTGTTTAAAGGTGGCGGCTTTATTTTTAGCTTCCGTCATTGCGGCATCAGCACGACGAGCTTCTTCCATTGCTTTGCTTTGAGCGTTTACATCGCCAGTCAATCCAGCAATCTTTGCTCTTTGTTGAGCTTTATTAAACAGTTGTTGTTCTGTATTGGCTTTTTGCAAATATGTTGATGCTTGACCAGCAAGAGTTTCTTCACCATCTGCAGTTTTTAAATTAAATTTACCGCCAAATGGGTCTACAGCCATTTGTCCTAATGCTTGTGGTTGTCCACCTACAGCACCAATACCACCAGCCATTGCTGGAAGGCCTTTAGCTTCAGCGGCTTGTTCTGCCTGAACTTCTTTTAATCCTTGTGATTGCAATTGATATTGTTGCGATGCAATATCTTCCTGCCTAAATGCTTGAGCAGGGCTTGTTTGCAATACATTAGCTAATTCTGAAAGACTTGCCATATTAACTCACCG